TGGGATGCGTTTATCGCTCGGCTGTTCGCGGATGGCACCCTCACCAAAGCAGACATGGATCTGGTGCAGGGGATCTGGGACATATTCGACAGCACCAAGCAGCAGGCTCAGGCAGCCCACAAGAAGATGTACGGGTACTACTTCACCGAGGTTATGCCAGAGCCGCTGTCTACGCCGGTCGGTGTCTACGCTGGTGGCTATGCGCCCGCGATCACTGATACCATGATGAACCCAGACGGAGACCGCTTTGAGGCTGAGGAGGTTATGTCTCAGCAGTCCAATGCCGCGATGTTCCCGGGGGCAGAGAAGGGGTTCACCCAGTCTCGCGTGGAGTACAACCAGCCACTCGACCTCGACCTCACCCGCATCCCTGCACACTTTGATCGGGTCATGAAGTTCTCCTACCTTGGCCCTGCAGTCAGGCAGGCGGCGCGCTTGGTAACAAATAGGCAGTTCCGGGCCGCCATCGCCCCGGGCAGCCCTGACGTGATCGACGTCGCAGTCATTCCGTGGCTACAGCGCACAGTGCAGCAGCGGGTCACCACGCCACCGACTAGCCGTGGCTGGTCCGGGCTGTCTACGGTGGCGGCAGCCATTGATCGCCGGGTCGGTCTCCACATCATGGCAGGCAACATAGTCAACGCGGCACAGCAGATCACCGGCTTTCCGGTCGCTGCTGCGCGCATCCCTGCACGGCACTTGGCTGTTGCTGCCACCCGGTGGCGGGTCAACACCCAATCCGCGCGGGCTTACATCCTCTCGCAGTCCCCCTTTATGGAGGATCGTTTGACTGGCGGGATGAACGAGGCCAGCATCGCGCTGGAAAACATCCTGACCGAACCCGGCCTGCTGAACAAGGCGCAGAACTCGGCAATGCGCTACGGCTATTTCGCGCAACAGATCGCGCAGAACTTGGTCGACCCGACGGTATGGCTGGCAGCGGAGCGGCACGGCATGGAGGTGGTGTACCCTACCGCATATGCTGACGCGCTGGCTCGCACAGGCGATGAGGCCGCCGCAGACACCGCAGCTCTGGCGGAGGTCGTCGCCTATGCGGACAGCGTCGTGCGCGACACACAGGCTCCGCTCAGGCCCAGCGACGTCTCTGGCATCGAGGCATCCTCGCCGCTCGCCCGCCTGTTCCTCAAGTTCTACTCGTACTTCAATGCGATGGGGAACCTGCTGGTGACCGAAAAGAACATCGCGATGAACAGCGACATGGGCTGGTCAGGTCGATATGGCCGGTCCTTCTACGCCTACCTGATGATCGTCACGATCCCGACCATCGTCGCGGAAAGCATCGCGCAGCTGGCGCGCAGCGGCTTCGATGATCTGGAGGACGAAGACGAGCGCGATCAGCTGATGTTCGAGCTGCTGATCGGGTCGCAGATCAAAACCATGGCAGCGATGGTGCCTTTTGCTGGATCGGTCGTCAGCACCGCCTACGGGATCGCGGTGACCGACCAGATTTACGATGACCGCATCAGCCTGTCTGCCGGTATCGGGGTCACAGAGAGCACCTTGCAGGGCGTCATCCGCCTGATCGCAGCTGCGATAGACCCCAACACAGATGTGGAGACCCAGCGCGCAGTCAAGACGACGCTCGACGCCATGGGCCTCGCGCTTGGCCTGCCGACCAACTGGGCATCCAAACCGATCAGCTACGCCATCAGCGTCAAAAAAGGCGACAGCCGCCCAGAGGGGTTTGTCGACATCATCCAAGGCGCGCTCACAGGCAGAGATGGAACCGACCGATGATTGATGATATAAGGGTAGGCAAGGAGAGCTCGACATGACGATTACCGCCCAGACATCGAAGTCAGGACCGTACAACGGCAACGGTTCCACGACGGTGTTTTCTTACACCTTCAAGGTGCTCGACGAAGAGCATCTGATCGTCACGCTGCTGGCGGCTGACAAGATCACCGAGACCGTCAAGGTGCTCGGTACAGACTACACTGTGACCGGGGTCGACAACCCGAACGGTGGCCAGATCACCATGGTGGTGCCGCCTGCCACTGGCGAGGAGCTGGTCATCACCCGGGCCGTCCCGCTCGAGCAGGAGATCGATCTCGAGAACCGTCGCGCAGTCAACCCGGAGACCCTAGAAGAGGGTCTGGACCGGCTGACCCAGATTGCGCAGGATCAGCAACAGCAGCTCGACCGGTCTATCAAGGTCGACCTGTACGAGGAAGCCGATCTCGACCAGCTGGTGCTGAACATCAATAAGCTGGCACCGCTGGATCAAGAGCTGATCACCACAGCAGGGATCGCCGATGAGATCGTCACCGTGGCAGGCATCGATGCCGACGTCACGACCGTGGCTGGCATCGCAGATGATGTCAGCGCGGTGGCCGCGATCGACACCAAAGTGGTCATCGCTGCGGACAACGTGATCGACATCACGAACTTTGCCGATGTGTACTATGGCCCGAGCGCGACCGACCCGACCACCCGTAAGGACGGCGCACCGCTGCAGACCGGTGACCTGTATTACAACACCGTCGAGGATAAGTTCCGGGTGTATAGCACTGGCGGCGGCTGGCAGCCGTTTCAGACGCAGGGCGTGGCACGCACCTTCTACGTCTCGATGACCGGTGACAACACCAACAGCGGCACATCGACAGGCGCACCTTTGGCCACCATCAATGCGGCCCTGACCAAGGCTGCAGTCGGCGGTGCATCCAACATCGTGATCGTCCATCCGGGCGAGTACGAGGTCCAGCCTGACACCGAGATCCCTGCCAACTGCGCGCTGTACGGCTATGACCTGCGGGTCACCAAGCTGAGCCTGCCGGACGGTCAGGAAGAGAACAACATGTTCTTGATGAACAGCGGCATCAAGGTTCGCGGGTTCACATTCAGCGGGCTGCAGCACGACGCGTACGACTTCGACCCAGCGACCAACAGCTTTGCCCCGCCCACCAAAGGCTGGGCTTTTGTGTTCAAGCAGGGTGCCTTGATCACTCGATCCCCCTACATTGCAGACTGCTCCCAACTCCACGGTCTGACCCAATCACAGATGGTGCTGCCGATCGATCGGGAAAATGGAAACCCGGACATGCCGCTCGGTGGTGGGAACCTGTTGGCCGACGGTTCCGTGCTCGACGCCGACAGCCCGCTCCGGTCCGTTGTCGTGGACAGTTTCACAGCGATCAACCCGAACGGCATCGGCTACGCCATCACCCGCAACGCCTTCGTGCAGCTTGTATCAGTGTTCACGAACTGGTCCCGCGTCGGTCTGTGGAGCCACCAAGGTGGGCAGGTCACCGTCGCGAACTCCAACAGCACCTTCGGCGACTATGCTCTCGCGGCTACTGGATCCCGGAACGCAATTCAGCTTGAGGGCGTCCCCAACCCCGCGAATATCACTGAGCAGGACGCGTCGGCTGGGATTATCGACAGCCAGTTTGAAAGCATCGTTGCTGACCTGATGGCGCGATACGCCACCCTTCCGGGCTGGAGCGCATCGTACGACGAGCTTGCAGAGCGCGATACGAGAACTATCCTCCGGGCGCTCGCCAACGACCTGCGGTCTGGGCAGGATCGGGCGACCCAGTATGTGATCAAGGGCTTCTTCGACTGGAATGCAAACTTTGCCTTCAACTCGGCGCTGGTTCCCATATTTTCGGCCTCTTGGGATGAGATAGAGGCTGAGCTACTGGAGCGTTTCGCCGTCCCGACCGCCAAAACAATGATCACTGAGCTAATCGGCTTCATGAAAGAAGTAGTCGCCGATGTCGCTCTCAATGGTTCGGGCAGCCAATACATCGTTGCGTTTCCATCAGTGGTTGAAGCGACTGGTCAGCAGCTTAGCTACGCCGGGTCGGGGGTCAACTACAACTCTCTGCCATACTCTCAACGCGGAACTGGCGAAGCGCCAAACCCAGCTTCGTCAATCATTGAGAATGGAGGTGGTCGGGTCTACGCCACTTTCTCGACTGAGGTGGGCGACACTTATCTCGGGAAAGACCTGCGTGTAGATTTCGAGCGCAGCACGATTGAGGGTCAAGCGTTCTCGCGCGGTGTCCAGAACATTGCACTTCCACTCATCATTGCTCTTGGAGCTTGACACATGGCCACATCAGTCATCACTACCCCCCGCCCCCCGCTCAACCTCTTCGAAGTGGTTCGCGTCGCTATCACTGACGCGATCACAGAGGTTTACGACGTTCCCGAATATCTGATCCCTGCTGACGGCCCCAACCCCGCGCAGACGATCAAGACGGCAGCGATCATCAGCAACCTAATTCTGACGAATGGGACAGCCAGCGCGATCACAGCGGCCATCTCAGTGAAAGATGCAGCGGATGTGACCCACGTCATAACTTCTGGTGAGACCATCCCGGCTTCCGGTTTCGTGAGCGTCGATCTGGACAAGCACGTCCTCGTCACGGGGGACCGTTTCCTGATCCAGTATTCTACCGGGGCCGTTGGTGTCGCCCACCTCAGCTTCGTGCTAAATCAGCGCGAGCAGTTCACGATTATCATCTAACGAGGAGCTTTCCCATGCCCATCACACTGACTGAAACCTCGCTCAATGCCTCGGTGAACAGTGTTGCCGGAACCTTTGACGGCGGCTCTGTTCAGTTCAAGGCCGGAGCGACGGTGCTTGCTGAACTCACCTTGGCCGCTGATGTGTTTCCAGCAGCAGCCTCCGGCTCAACGACCGCGACGACCACGAGTGATCCAACCCTCGGGGTGCCAGTCGTCGCAACGGGTGCCGTCACCGCAACAGGGACGTGCGACGGCTTCACCATCCTCAACAACTCGGATCAAGCCATCCTTTCGGGCACCGTCTCGGTTGTCGGCGGGGGCGGCAGTTTCGAGCTGAGCCAGACAGAGTTTTCCTCGGGCGACTTGCTGGTGATCTCGACCGTGATCTATTCTCAACCAGCCACAGGAGCCTGATAGATGGCCACCTTCGTGAACAGGGCATACGTCGAGACGGCGACCACGGGGACGGGGACAATCACGCTGGGTTCCGTGAAGGCGGGCTACCAGAGTTTCGCGGATGCTGGCGTGTCGAACGGCGACGTGGTGCGCTATGTGATCGAGGACGGCAACGAGTGGGAGATCGGGCAGGGCACTTATTCTTCCACCGGTCCGACACTCACGCGAACGGTGAGTGAAAGCAGCAACGCGGACGCAGCCCTCAACCTGTCAGGCTCGGCGGTGGTGTTCGTCACGGCGGCGGCTGCGGACATCATGAACCCGACCAATCCTGTCGTCACAGCGGGGACGATCACAGAGGATGTGCACACGCTGAGCGGCACGAGCGTTTCCTTGGAGCCTGACAACGGGTCGATCCAATCGCACACGCTGACGGGCAGCACGACCTACACTGACGGATTTTCTGCTGGTCAAGCCGTCACGTTGATGATTGACGACGGGACTACCTACGCGATCACATGGCCGACGATGACTTGGGTCAACAACGGTGGCTCTGCACCCACGCTTGCGACCACTGGCTATACGGTCATTGCGATCTGGAAGGTCGGCACAACGCTCTACGGCGCGCTGGTCGGGGACGGTTCCTGATGCTGTGGCACAAGGCTCAAGGTGCGGGCGGGACCGTTGGTGGTGGGGTTAATCCGTCATTTGACCTCTCCATTGCTCCTCCGCTGTACAGTGCGGTCTTCGCTGTCGGGGAAAAGTACGTCTACTTTACTGAGCCTGTTTACCCGAACAGTACTGACCCGAATGCTGAACGCTACCGGGTTTCGGCTATTGACGTCTCCACAGGTTCGCCGGGCGCTAAGGTCGCTGTGCTCGATCAGGTCGATGGTTCTGTTATCTCCTCTCTCAATGTGGAGATTGCTGCTTTCGTTCTAACAACGGGGGAAGAAGCTGTCGCAGCGGCGATCTATGACAGCAACGAGAATAGACAGTATCTTGCGGTCAACACCCCGGAGGAAGTGGTCAACGAGGGGGATCAGTACCTCTTAAATCTGGGAACCGGGTCCAGCAACGTCAGGAATAACGTCGCCTCCGCAGGTGAGTGGGTGGCGTATTTCAGCCACGCTAATGACCGGATTTCTGCGCGCCGCTTCCGCCTAAGTGACAATAGAGTGCAGCTAGTACAGCAAAAGAATGTCTCTGTCAGCAATATGAACTACGACCAAGGGCTGGCAATAGAGAGCACGGGAACCTATGCCTACATCACATACAATAATACGGCAATCGGGGCTTTTATCACTGCTGTAATCAATCTGAACACGGGGGCCGAGACCGACAGGCACGTGTTTTCGGCTTATCCCGGCATCGTGAACCTTTCCCAGCACGTTCGTGACGGCAAACTCTACATGTCCTCCACTAACTACGCTCATGTCTTCGACGTGTCTACACCGGGCAGCATCACGCACATCAATTCGGTGACTCTCGCCAGCACGGTATACTCCTACGCCACGGACGAAAAATTGTATGTGACGAATAGACTTAACTCGTCTTACGAGGTGTTCGACATACTCACTGGATCGTCTGAAGGGATTGTTCCAGCTACACCGGATGGCGACTGGAAGGGTACTTTCGTCAATACCCCGGCGGACGTCAGGGGCCAGTACATCTTCATGCCCGAGAACAACACGACCAAGATTTTCGACGCGTCTGATCTGAGTAGCTTGTCGCTGGTGGGGAGCGCCGGGTACGCCAGCATTAGGATCGAAGAGATAGCTGTAAGCGCGGACGGAAACACGCTCTACGCTTTTGAAGCAGACGCTACGAACGGTCTGCTGACTTTGGCGAAGTATGACGTCACGAACAAAGCATCCCCCGCACTCCTGGGTCGGACGGGCGATCTAACTGTGAGCGAGGGGGTTTTGAACTATTACGTCGGGAAACCAGTAATTGATGGCAACCTCCTTTACACAACGCTCCAACCAACTTCTAACACGACTAGACTGTACGTGTTCGACGTCAGCGGCAGCACTCCGACAGTTGTGGGGAGCGTCGATTTTCCGTCCACGCAACTCTACGCCGACCAAGTGCTGAAGTACGGAAACTCTGTGTTTGCCTTCGGATACAGATATGCTTGGGAAGTTGACGTCACGAACCCCGCTAGTCCCTCGCACCTCACTACAAATACGTCCGAGTGCAGCGCGGTCCTGCTCGATGGAGACTATCTTTACACCGTTTCTACCTCGAACGGAGCTGGTTCTGGTGGGGTCTACTTCGAGGTCTACGATCTGGCGGGCCGCACTCCGGGAAGTGCGCTGTCACCAATCGCATCTCTCTATACCGGAGTTACTGTGTACAGCATACAAATTCCGGTTGCCTACTGCATAACCAAGGTCGGCGACGAGGTATTCACCACAATACCGAACAGCTACGAGTGCGCGATGCTTAGAGTTGACGTGTCTACCCCCAGCGCGCCAGCCTTCGTATACGCGTCTGGGACCAACTCCTACGGTCGCTCAGCATTCAATACGTCGGGGGTGGCTAAGACATTCCTCCTGCACCCAGACGGTGAGACGTTCACAACACTAGGCGGTCAAGGTTTCGGCGCAGCGAAGTGGAACCGGGTGACAGGTCTGGTTGATCAGTCCGTCATCGACACGGGGGCTCTTGGGCTGGAGCCGAGAGCCTTCGCAAACTCCACGAAACTGATTACACTTTCGTGGTCCGGCAGGATCAGCATAGGAGACTTGTAGATGCACGTGAGAGTAACAAACGGCCATCCCGAGAATTACACAATCGGGCAACTGCGTCGTGATAACCCGAATACCTCGTTCCCGAAGACGATCCCAGATGCTTTGCTCGCCGAGTATCGGATTTATCCGGTGACAGTTCTACCCCAGCCAACTACGGCAGAGTGGGAGGTGGCTACGCGCACTGATCTGCCGACGCTGGTTGACGGTATCTGGACCCTCGGCTGGACGGTTACACAGGTTCCAGAAGAGAAGGTGGAGCGGTCTGTTCGGGATCGGCGTGACAGGCTGCTCAGCCAAACTGACTGGATGGCCCTGACCGATAACACGATGACCCAGCCGTGGGCTGACTATCGTCAAGCCCTGCGGAATGTGACTGACCAAGCTGGGTTCCCTTACAATGTAACTTGGCCGACGAAGCCGGAGTAAGTTAGATGCTTGGGTTCAGACCGCTTGCTGATGCACCGACCGGGGGTTCCGCTGCGGACCCCACGATCATCTACGCCGACGGCGATCTGATCGCGGCGGGTCACACCTTTGCTGGTACGACTTCATCAACCGACACGATCTACGCCGACGGCGACCTGAGTGCTGCGGGTCACACCTTTGCTGGTACGACTTCATTAACCAACACGATCTACGCCGACGGCGACCTGAGTGCTGCGGGTCACGTGCTAGGTGCCGCAGGGTCTATCTCGGAAGTGGTCTACGCCGACGGCGATCTGAGCGCGGCGGGGTCTGCGCTCTTCGGTTCGGACTTGTTCCGCCGCGAGATTGTATCACCGCGCCCACCGCTGAACCTGTTCGAGCGTACTTACAGGTCCACTGATGTTCGGGTTCTTGGTGGGTGGACCTACATCATGCAGCCTCCGACGTACTTGGTTCCAGATGAACTCTCTGCCGGTGTGTTTTCTGAGCGTGAAGTTCGGTATATTCTCACCGCCCTGTCCTTTCATGGCGACCCCGCAGACGTCTCGATTAAGATCGTCAACTTCGACGACCGCACGAGCAGGACGCTGGTGGAAAACCTGTTCGTACTAAGTGGATCAAGGTACACCTTTCCGGCAGCGCGATTTGTAATGAAGAGCCAAGATGCGTTGTTCGTCAAAGCCACACCCGGAGCTGAACTGACAGTCTCGGCCCACTACGTCGCGAACCAGAGAGAGGTATTCTGATGGGTCCGCTATGGAAAGCAACGCGCGATCTGCACCACAAGGCTGAGGGCCACCCCCTCGCCAAGCGGATGGTCGACGGTTCGATCACTGCGCAGGATTGGTGCGACTGGCTGCACGCCCACTGGGTCATCCAGCAGGCTATCGACCCGCATCTGCCCGCCCACGTCCGCCGCACGGACGCGCTGGCGCAAGATCTGCTTGAACTGTTGCCGGTGTTCCCGGCGCTGTCTCCGGCAGCTTCCGGCTTCGCGCGGTCGCTAACGGATCCGGTCTCGATCTTCGGGACTGCCTACCTGCTCATCGGCGCTCACCGGCGCGGCGGACGGGTCATCGAGAAGGCCATGCAGGACCACGGGGTCTCGCTACCGGCCAACCACATCAAATTCGACCAACCCCAAGAAGCGGAGCTGTTCGTCAAGAGGCTGCGGGACATCCCGCACATCGCCGACGGCGCAAGACGAGCCTTTCAAGCTCTGTTCGACGTCATGGAAGAGATCGAAGGCAGAGAGGGCCGCTAAACATGGAATTGACACTCGTCTGGAGCGGCTTGCTCACCTTCTTCTTTGGCCTTCTCAGCTGGGTGTTGCGAACCTACGTCTCAGAGTTGCAGCGGGTGACGATCCTGCTCAATCGCACACGCGAAGAGATGGCCAAGGAGTACGTCACCAAGGGCGAAGCCCACGCCGACATCAACCGCGTCATGAACCGGCTGGAGGCGCTGGACAGCAAGCTCGACCGGCTACTGGAAAGCAGAGCACAAGGGAGAGATAAAGTATGACCAAGCTAGCCTATGACCTAGCCCGAGCGGACATCGGCACCAAGGAATGGAAGAACGGCCACAACCCGAAGGTCGTGCAGTACTTCGCCGACGTCGGCCACAGCTGGGTGAAGGATGACGAGACCGCATGGTGCGCCGCATTCGTAGGTGCCATGCTCAAGCGCGCAGGCATGCCTCAGACCGGCAAGCTGGCCGCCAGATCCTACCTCGAGTGGGGCGAGCGCGTCGACCTCGACGAGGCCCAGCCCGGCGACATCGTCGTGTTCTGGCGCGGGTCGCGCGACAGCTGGCAGGGTCACGTCGGGTTCTACGTCAGCCGTGACGGCGACGGCATCCAAGTTCTGGGTGGCAACCAAGCCAACCGCGTCGGCATCGAAACCTATTCTGGCGACCGCCTGCTGGGCGTTCGCAAAGCCCCCGGCACCCAAGCACCCACATCGGTGCGTGTGGCCGCCACAGCGCCACGTCAGAGCCCGACACAGTCCAAGACAGTTCAGGGTAGCGCAGGCCAGCTGGTGGCCGCTGTGCTGGGCGGTGTAGGCTCTCTGGCTGCCCTCGACGGTCAGGCCCAGATGGTGGCCATGATCGTCTTTGCCGTGGTCGGGCTGCTGGCTGCGTGGATCATGCGCGAGCGCCTGCGCAAATGGTCCGAGGGCGACCGGTGATCCTGTCCCGGGTCAAGCTCTGGCTGGCTGCCGCTGGTGCGGCCATCATCGCGCTGGTGACCATGTACCTCAAAGGCCGACGGGATGCCGCAGAGATTGCCCGCCTGCGCGAGCTGGAGGGCTACAAGGAAACGAGGGAGCGCATCGATGATGCTGAGATCCATGGTAATGATCCCGCTGCTGCTCGTGAGTGGCTGCAGCATTACGCCGATCAGGAACGCGGACGCGATCTGTGACGGCACGAGAAAAGCCCGCGCCGATCTGGCGCAGGCTTTAGTTGCGGATGGTGGTGATCAATCTGTGATGGCGGGTCAGGTGCTGCTGTCTCAGCTGCAGGGTGCCTGCCTCTAATCGATCAGGCCTTGGCGCTTCCACCGGATGCGCAGCCGATCAACCGCATACCAGAACGCATCCCGATCTTTGTCTGGCACATAGACCGACAGGCGCACCAGCCCCTTGTCCAACTGCCGCTGGTGATATGACCGCTGCGCTTTGATGTGGCTGCTGGGGTTTTCTTGCTTAGGTACTGGCATCTGTGTTCTCCTTCGGTCGGTCATCTGTGCCTATGCCACGCCGCTCGTATGCCATCAGGAACGCGATGCAGCATGACGCATGCCACAGGTGTGACACGCCAGTCTCTGGGTCGAGGTCTTCACCGCGCCACCACGCCCACATGTGGCGCATGAGCGCCGAGAACGGGCGGTGCCATGCCATGCCCAGCTCCCAGTTCCGCTCGCTGTACTTTCGGGCCCCGAAGTCGAGCACTGCCGCCGTGCCCTCGAGGAGCTCCGGCGGCAGCAGGTGCATCGGCACCTTGTGCTGATCGTGCTTGATGCCCTCGCTCACAGCGCGTCCTCGATGATGTTGGTGATCTCCGCGTCGACGGTCAGCTCGCGGATCTGGTTGAGCACAAGACGCAGATCCTGAACCCGGCCCTCGAGCGCGTCGATATCCTGCTGGTAACCGCGTTCGATCTCACGGCGTTCATCGCGGTACTCGATCGCGCAATGCTCGGCCTCGTGGAGCTTGTCCTCGAGCATGTCGAAGACAAAGCCAAGCTCAGGGTAGCGGGCGCGCAGGCCGTCGAGATCGGGGCGGTCGGTGCCGCTGGCGAGGTCGATCTGGGCGATGGCAAGGGTGGCGTCGAAAGGCATGGTGGTCTCCTCAGATGTGGTTGATGCATTCGGGGCCGAAGCCCGCTTCGATGGATGCCGGGTCGGTCAGGGTCCGACCGCAGCGGGCGCAGCGGCCCTCGTGCCAGATCTCGAGCTGCTCAGGCATCTTGCCTGCCGAGAACTGACGCAGCGCCCAGTCCAGCCCGAGGAACGCAGGGTGGCTGGGGTTGCCCTTGCGGCCCGGGATCAGGGCGTTGCCGTTCTTGGTGAAGCCAAGGTACTCGTAGTCCTGCTCGTTGTTCTGGCCGACCAGCAGGCTGGCAAAGAACACGTCGTCGGTGTCCTTGGCCTTCGACACGCGGTAGGTGTAGCGCTTGCCGGTCTGCTTGGACACGAGCGTGAAGCGTGCGCGACCGCCCAGAACAAACTGCTGGGCGTCGGCGGCGGTGGCGATCAGGTGCGGATGGGTCATGGTCAAGGTCTCCTGTGGTGTGTGTGCCCATGATATAAGATGCTGATCAGCATCGGTCAAGGGCTACACCTCCTCATCTTCTAGCTCACCCCAGCTGGGACCGGTGCCGCCCTCGACCAGTGCGTCGGTCGGCGCGCCCGGAAAGATGTCTAGGTAGCCAGCCACCATGTCCTTTTTCATCCACTGCAGCGCCTCGGGTGCATCCTCGATGTAGGCCTCATCGATCAAGGCGTCGTGGATGGTCGCAGCCATCCGGGTGCCCATATGCTTGCCGTGATCGGCGGCCTCCTCGAGGCGTGCCCGGTGGCGAATGATCGCCCGGGCCATGACCGACAGCGCGGCGCGCTGCACTGGATAGTTTGCGCACTTGGGCAGGGCAGGCCTCTTGCCCATATAGATCGTGCCGCCGTCCACCATTGGCAGGAACCCAGCCCCATCCCCAAGCGCGTGGTTCATCATCGTGTTGCGCAGGCCGAATGCCTTGGGGTAGCGGTCGGCCCAGAAGTCAATCAGCTCCAGTGCCCGGGTGATCGAGGTGCGCAGCGTTCCCGACAGGCCAAGCGACCCTGACCCGTAGATGATGCCGAACGATACGCCCTTGGCCTTCGATCGGATCTCTTTGCCCTCGGGTGTCTTCTTGTCGATCTTGTACCCGGCCATGTACGAGCCGACCTCGCTGTGCAGGTCGCCATGCACGCAGTCGTACAGCAGCTGGTCATCCTCGCTCAGCAGCGCCAGCACCTTAAGCTCGATGCCGCTGTAGTCGAGCGACACCAGCCGCTTCTTTGGCGGCGCAATGAAGGACAGGCGCACGCTGGTGTGCTCGCCCAGCAGCTCGCGATCTCGGGGGAACTGCTGCGCGTTCGGCGAGCTCGAGCTGAACCGGCCGGTGACGGCGCGCGAGATGTTGTAGCTGGGGTGCAGGCGGCCGTCGGATGCTCCCTGTGCCATGTTGATCAGCTTGTCGCCGAAGTTCGACAGGTACTGGTTGATGGTGGTCAGGTCTGCGATGTTGAACAGCACCTCGGCCAGCGGCCCTTCGCCACCTGCGAGCGCAGCCATCTCCTTGCAGGTCGAGGTCTTGCTCTCAAGCTGCCCTGCCTTTTCTGTGCGCGGCCAGTGGGCGAGGTATTCGTCAGGCAGGATCTGGCCAAAGTAATCCGACCACTGCTTCGGCGACCGCAGGTTCTCGACCTCACCCTCGCTGACGAACTGGCGGATGTTGGCCTCGAACACCACCCGCTTGGCCTCCCAGCTGGCCACCAGATCCCGGTGCCGGGCTTGGTCAAGCAGCAGGCCGGTCTCGCGCATCTCGTGGACCGGTACGATCAGCGCGTCAAACATCGCCTGTGCCTCGCGGGCAGGCGGGTATTCATCCAGCTTGGCCTGCCAGTGCTGCCATAGCTTCCACGTCCACAGGGCGTCGTCTGCGGCGTACCTGAGCTGCTCTGCTGTCAGCTTCTTGGCCCCCCAGTTCGACACCTGCTGATCCTTTGGCATCTCGTGCTTGAGGTCGACCTTCAACATCTGGGCCAGCGACATCTGATCGCCACCCATGCGGGCACGCCGGGTGTGTGCCACCTCGATGACCTTGACGTGCGGCGCGTCGGCCGCGTCGAACCACTGGTATTCGAACCCGGCATTGAACGCGATCCATGTGCCGGCCTCGAACCACTCGGCATACGGCGCGAACGATCCGCCCTCGAGCGCCCAGAAGTCGATGACCGCCCAGACATCGTCGTTGCAGATCTGCGCCAGCCTGACCTCGCTCTCCTGCGGGCGCAGGCCTGTGGTCTCGAAGTCAAGCGCGGCGTGTCCGGTGCCAATCAGGTCGAGCAGATCGTTCAGCTCGTCCTCGGTCGTAATCATCTGGTATTCCATGTGTGCCTCCCGTGGTGTGGAGAGGCGGGCCCGAAGGCCCGCCCCGTTGTCAAGTGCGGCGTGCGCGCCGGGTGCGTACCGGCTTGACCTCTTCCGGCTCAGGTTCGGGCTCGGGCTCGGGCTCGGCGATCGTCCCGGGCGCTGCCTCGGCTCCGGCAGCCAGCATCGCGGCTGCCTCTTCCTCGGTGATCCACTCGTCGATGTCTAACTTCGGCTTAAAGTTCCACTCGCCCTTCGCTTGGAACTTTTCGCGGGTGAAGTAGAACAGCGGGAAGTTCGGCTCGCCCCGCATGGTGCGCTCTGCGATCTCATTGAACAGATCACCCACCGCGTTCTTGCCCGAGGTGCTGTTGGTGCTGAACTGGTACTGCACCGTCTCCGACATGAAGCCGAAGCCCAGCATCGACTGCCAGCCGTCCTGCTGCCGGGGGTACGGGCCTTTGGCCTCGAGATCGCGCTCAGCGATCGCCAGCTCGGGCTGGTAGATCGACCACTGATGGCGAGCCACCGGCTTGTTGTCTTTCCAGCATATCCAGCCACGGAAGGCGGAGCGCGGCTCCATCAGGAAGACCTCGTCCTGCGGGAGGTCACCACGCTCACGACCGTAAGTGATGGCCCCGGTCTTTCCAGAGAATGAGACGTACTCCACGCCGTCGCTGGCAGAGCCTGTGCTCTCCTCGGCACCGGCAGAGGCAAGGGCCTTGGCCATTGCGTCCTTGTCCAGCGTCGGGAGGTTTCCGCCTTTGGCGTATGTTGCGAGAGATGTAGACATGTTGTGCTCCTTTTCTACGTTGCACATTTCAACAGAGGCTGTCTTGGCCTCACTCCACGGTCAGCCTTTCGCTTGGCTTTCCCGTGCTCATGAAGGGGCTGAGGTCAATCCCGGCCTTCTCCATTGTCTTCCAGTCGTATGACCTGCGGCCTGCGACGATTGTCATGCTGACCCGGTGGTTCCCGACGATCAGCTCCTTGGCGTTGCGGGACAGCAACTCAGCCTTGATGGTCTCAGCAGCGTTGTCCTTGCGGGCCTTGGCTTCTGCCTCCTCTCCCTTGGCCAGCACATAGGCCTGCACCGCGCTGTCGAACCCAGATCCACGGTTGCCCCGGGTGACGTGGGCTTCGCCCTCTACCTCGATGCCGCACTGTTCCGCGAAGGGGCAGCCGCCATACTTCTTGCACTCTCCACTGCGCTTGCCTTCGCGGTCGAGGCGGTCAGCGCCCTTGGCGTTGAGCATCTTCTTAGCTCGCGGTGCCATGCGGTCGAGGATGTCACGGTCGCGCGGCACGTCGAACTCTAGGATGTCGTTGTAGTTCGACGCGTCCATGTAAATCAGCTTGCCAGAGATCGGGTGCGGGAAGTCATCGCCCTGCAGGTTGGCGATCTCCATGCCGATCTGCAGCTGCGTGATGTGGTCAGCCCGGGGCAAATAGTTTCGGTTGGTGCGCGGGTCGATTGTCTTGAACTCCATCCCCACCCAGCCCTGATCGGTCGCCATGTACCCGTCCGGTGTGGCTGAGATCCGGTGCTCTTCGCTGATGATCGAGACCTGATCAGCGCCGCAGTACATAAGGTCTGCGCCCGACGCCATCAGGCAATCCACGAGATAGAGCTCGCCCTGCTTACCGCGCCGTGCGAAGCCCCAGTCCTGCTCCACGGCCGGGAGGTGGCGCTCGAACCACTGCTTGCGGATGCAGCTCTCTGCGCTCGAGGCGTTCATATACTTCGAGCGGTCGATGCTGAAGCCCTCGTCGTCGTCCAGCGCCTGTGCGCCACCCAGTATCAGATCCTTGATCATTGGTTGCCCTCCTCGGCTGCGCGCATGGCGTACTCAGCCAGCGCATTGGTGGTACGCTCGTTCTTGGCAACGACGTCGCTGTAGCGTGCGTAGTTTTCTTTGGCGCTTTCCTTCACACCCTGCAGCGTTTTCTCGGTGCGGCTCATCATGCGGATGCAGGACCACAGCACCTCGGATGCGGCGTCGGTCGGGTTGGTGGGCGTGCCGCTCTCGCGGAACGATGGGTAAAGCTCGACCATCCGGTCAAAGGCCTCTGGGCCGATGATGTCGATGATGGTGGGTGCAGGCCGGTGGGCCTGCAGGTTGTCGATCTCGGCGCGGAGCTTGGCGTTCTGCGCCTCGAGCTCTGCGATCTGTAGTTCTAGCTGCTGCTGTTTCATTGTGCTGCCTCCTGATGGGCGTTTGCGGTTGCGGTGTGGGCGCGGCGCTTGGCGGATGAGATCCGGTGCACTGCGGTGGATAGTTTGTTTTCTACGAACAGAGTGTCGACGTGGACCGGCTTGCCCTGACCCATCCGGTGCAGGCGGGCGTAGAACTGATCCATCACGGCCGGTGACCAATCCTCCTCGACCACGACGATGGAGTTGCCACCACGCTGCAGGTTGAGGCTGACGCCCATTGCGCCGATCTGCCCGACCAGCACGTCCAGCTCGCCCTCGTTAAACTGGCGCTGCAACTCCGTCTTCTTGGCTGCCGGGGTGCGTCCGTCCAGCTGAGCGACCCGGAGCTTCTTGGCCTTGAGGGCCTCAACCAGACCGTCGATGACCTCGCGATGCCACGCACCAACAAGGATCGCACCCTGCTCTGCGTCGGCACGCTGCCAGATGAAATCGGCAGCAGCTGGGACCATTGAGACACCGAGCTCACGGCGCATGGTGGCGAGGTTCTCGTCGTTGGACGACAGCTGCTTCTCGATCTCGGCCATGGTCATCTTGTCAATCGCACGATTTATTGCGGCGACGCCCGACACTTCGACTGCCAGACGGGTATGTGTGAGTGAGGGCATGCTCTCCCACACGTCGTCCAGCGTGCGGCGGGTCGCGCACTCTGCAAGAAGTGCTCCAAGTTCGTCCAGATTGCGCGACCCGACAGTCATGATCACCGGGCGAAATGCACCCGGGAACTGCCGCTTCTGGGTGATGCAGTAGCGCAGGTTGAACCGCTCAATGCTCAACGACCCGATCCGCTGCTTGATCTCCTGCGGCGCTGCGCGAAACAGGAACGGGATCAGGTCGTCTGCCCAGCGGGTCATCGGCGAGCCAGTCAGGAACCAGCTGTGCTTGAACGCCTCGACCATGCCACCGCGACCGAGGATCGCTTTGGTGCGCTTGGCTTTGGTGCTCTTCAAGGCGTGGCTCTCATCACAGATCAGGGCGGAGCGCATGCCGTTCAGCGGACCGCGTGCCCACGCCATCAGCTCGTGTTGGCGCTTGGTGGCGATCTCGTACGAGCAGATCAGGATGTCTGCCTTGGGGTCGATCTCGGTCGAGCCCTTGGCGATGATCTGCGGCGTGCATTCCATGTGATCGGCTGCCTCGGCTGCCCACATGCGGAGCGAGATCGGCGGGCCGATGATCACGGTGCGCAGAACCTCTGCGACGATCAGCGCCTCCAGCGCTGTGCGGGTTTTGCCAGTGCCCATGCCGTTAAAGCACCCGGCGATCTTGCGGCTGGCGAGGAACTTGGCGTCCTCGATTTGGTGTGGGAGCAGTTTCATGTGGTGTGTGTGTCCTACTTCGCTACGTCATACGGCACCCAGTGGGGTACATGTCGCATCATATGATGCTGATTGGCGGCCCGTCAAGCGGTGATCGGGCCGACCGGTTCGTCTTTCTGGTTCTGGTATTTCCCGTCGCCATAATCTGCTGGCTCCTCGAGGTGGTGGAACAGCACCTGAGCGATGCCGACACCGGCAGGGATGTGGATCTCGCCCTGCCCGTGGTACACCAGCTCGAGGGTCAGCCACCCAAACCATCCGGGCTCGATCACCGTATTGAATACAGACAGGCCGCGCCGAGCCCATGTGCTCTTGTCGTGCACAACCGCTGCTAAGGTCTTTGGCATCTGGAAGCGCTCGATGGTGCTGGCCAGCGCGAAGCGGTTGCTCTCGCTCAGCAGCATCTCCTGCTTGATGCGGATGTCGTAACCCGCCTCGGTCAAACCATAGCTGACGCCGTGCTCACGCGCCTTGTGGTCGATCATGTCTTCAATCGGTGCCGAGTGCAGCAGGCCCATGCCGTTCGTGATCATGCCTGCATTCCCTTGGCGCTGGCAAGATACCAGCCACTGCGCATGATCACCATGTCGGCGTCGTCTAGCTCGATCAGCGCGTCCTGCACCGCTCGCTCATTCTCGCCGACTGCCTGCGCGATGTCGATCACCTTGGATGCGATCTCGATGTCGCGCAGGTGCGCCATGATTTTATTCTCTACGCCCATTGTTCTTTGCCCTCACAGCAATGTAGTGGAAGTGCTTGGGCTTGTCGGCCCGCTTACGGACCAACAGTACCAGACCGGCGTCAGCTGCGTCCATAGCCTGACGGCAGGCAGTGCCCGCAGCGTACTGCCCTGTGTGATATATGATCTTCGATCCGGGCATGGCGCTGCGCGCCCACGCGTCAAAGGGTCCGGTCAGTGCACGCAGCTCAGCCATTACTTGTATTCCTCACGAACATGATGTCAGTGATCTCGCGCAGCACGATGCGATGGGCGGCGTCGACACGGGGGTACATGCCCTCGAGCTTAAGCGTGTGATAGGCGGCGAGGCCGTTCATCAGGTCGCTCTCTTTGGTTTCGTGGCCGCGCTCGGCCAGCGCGATGGCGAAGTTGTGGCCCAGCTCGCGGAGCTCGGCGAAGGCGTTGTCTTGGCTGATCATCGATGTGCCGCCGTCGACATTCTTGTACATGGTCAGTTTCATGGTGTTGTCTCCTGTGGTGTGGTGGGTGGCCCCGGCTTACGCCGAAGCCTTCTTGACTGCGTTGCGCTCGGCGCGGACGATGACTTTGTCGGCGTAGGCCTCTGCCTCGACCAGCGTCTTGAACCGCTTGTAGCTGGCGGTAGGCAGAGCGCCGAACTTGACGCCGTCGCGCAGGCCCTGCGGATAGACGATGAAGCTCTCGTCAAGCAGCAGGTCAAGGCTGCTCAGTTCGCCAAGCGTATAGCTGTCGGCGTCGATGACGTGGACCTCGCGGTCGATGTAGTAGGCGTGGCCGATCTCGCGGCCCTTGGCGTCGAAGAGGCCGAAGGCTGCAGAGTGGCGGCGAACCTGTTCGCGGTCGGTGCGATCGATGCGGGCGTACTGGGTGCCACGGCTCTCGAAGCGGGCGGCGAGTGGGATCTGGTCGAAGGTCATGGTCGGCTCCGTGTGGTGTGTCTCGATGAACCATATATAAGATGCTGATCAGCAGCTGACAAGGGGGTGCGTGAAAATTTTTTCGCGGATTGACCAGAGCATGGTGCCACGCCTATGCTGGAGGTCCAAGAAAAAAGGCCCAGCCGGGTGAGCGGCGGGGCCAATTCAGGGAGGTTTCTTGCACGAGCACTCCCGGCGGTATCTCCAATGCCACCATATCTCGTGCATTAGCCTTCCGTCAACACTAGATGGAGTACTACATGTCTGATTTAAGAGATGCAGCGGTTGCGCTGGCAGAGGACGGCTTCTGGGTTTTCCCGTGCCGAGCAGGCACCAAGATCCCGGCGGTCAAGGGATACCTCGACGCCCGGATGACGACCGAAGAGGTGGCGAGCTGGTGGGACCGGCACCCGAATGACAACATCGGGATGAACCCCGAGGCCAACCGCCTCGTGGTTCTGGACCTCGATCTGTACAAAGACGAGTGCAACTGGGACCGCGAGATCTCGGACACCATGTCTGTGTTCAGCGCGAGCGGCGGCGAGCATCATTACTTTGAGGACGGCGGCCAGCGGTTCCCGGGCAAGTTCAACGGGTACAAGGGCGTCGACATCAAGCACCGTGGCGTGGTGGTCCTGCCGCCCAGCCGGTTCGAGAACGGCCAGTACAAGTGGAGCATTGACGAGGCACCTGCAGATCTGCCCAGTTGGATGCCGACGCGGGCAGCGGTCAAGGTCGACCCCATGGCAGCTGCGCTGCTGGCGGCCGTCCGTGGATCGGATGTGCCGCGCCTGATCGAGACCGTCAAGGCTGCGGAGAACACGATCAGCGACAGGGCGGCGTGGCTGGCGGTCGGGCATGGGCTGCACTACGAGGCGCACGGCACGCCGCATGAGGAGGCTGCGCGCGACGCGTGGATCCAGTGGTGCAGGCGCTGGGATGGCAGCGACGACGCCGACACGCTTGAGGTCGCGGCCATCAAGATGTGGGACTGCGCGGCTGACCCGTCCGAGGTGCTGGCCAGCGGTCGCAAACCCATGACGGGCGGCAGCGTCATGCATTACCTGAAACCAAAGCCTGCGGCCCTGCCAATGGCGTCCCTCGACGACGGGGAGTATGTCTCCATCGATGGCAACGCGCTGCTGCAGGCGCAGCTGCCAGACATCGACTGGCTGATCGACGACATGATCCCGGCCGGTGACCTGATCTCCATCGCAGGCCCCAGCGGCGTGGGCAAGACGCGCTACATTGCGCTGCTGATCGCCTGCCTGCTGACCGGGCGCACCGACGTCATGGGCCTGCCAGCAGCCAACAAGCCGATCTCGACCCTGTACTTCGCGAACGAGGAGAAGGGCGAGGATCTGCAGCGCAGGATCAAGGCAGCCATGCACGCCAATGGTCTGGTCGGTGGGCGCAGGTCATGGGTGCGGGGCAAGGACGCCGGGCGCATCCGGTTCCTGACGCAGGATCAGGGAATGATGGTCCCCAACCTCGAGCTGCTCGACCAGATCGTCGCCAAGGTGAAGAAGGACGACATCGAGCTGGTGATCTTCGACCCGTTCAACACGCTGGGCGGCGAGGAAGAGAACAGCGCGGCCAGCGTCGATCAGATCATCAGCTGCTTCCAGTACATCGCGCAGCACACCGGCGCTGCGATCATGTTCATCCACCACACCCCCAAGGATCGGGCAGAGGCACCAGATGCCCTGAGCGGCGACAGCAACGCGTGGCGGGGCAGCGGCGCGATCTTCTCGGCACTGGATGAGGGCTTCACGCTGTTCCCCTACCTGCCACCCGCCTGCCGGGTCGGCAAGAACGCCAAGGACAATCGGCGCAAGCTGTTCCAGATGCAGCGCGACGGAAACCTCGATCGGTTCATCGTGACTGAGCATGCCAAGCAGCGCGAGGGACAGACGCTCCCAGCGACCACATACAAGTTCGTGTCACACCCGGTGAAGACCGGCGGCAAGCCCATCGGTGCGCTGCAGTGGGTGCCTCTGGCAGACGCAGAGCAGGAGCTCGAGGATGCCGTCAACGGCGTCACGGCGCTGGCTGATGCTGGGCAGCGGGTGGCGTGGGCAAGCGCTCTGGTGTCGATGCTGGGCGAGGGCGAGCACTTTGTGACCCTGACCGCCATCGACCAGTTCTTCCGCGAGAACCGCGTCGAGCACTGGGACCATGACGGCAAGGACAAGATCCTGCGCAGCCGTGGGAGGGGCATGAAACTGCTCGAGGTGCTGGCGTCGCAGACCCGCGCGGTGAACCATTTCGTGGCGCTGGCTTGGGACGAAAATCGGTCGCCGACGAAGCGGCTGAATGTCTTGATCCGGGTCAGCATCTGAGGTGCAAGGTGCAAGAGGTGCATGCACCTCGTTCCAATGAAAGGTAATGAAATCAATGGCTTACATGTGTTTAGGTTTTGCACCTCTGCACCAAGAAAACGCAATAAAATCAATGCGTTATTTAGGTGCAAATGCTGCCCCCCTAAAGGGGGGCCTTACGGTTTGCACCTTAGGCCCACTTTGGGGCGGCTTGCAGGTGTTCCGATCGATCAAGTTCGAGGGTCAAAAAATACAAAGACCTCGGTCGATCTGGGGGAGGAGTTTCCATCTCGACCGAGGTCTTCGGAGCTGTTAAGCTCTGCCCACACCACATGAGCAAGGGGATGATAGCATGAGCAGTATTCGTATTCTAGGGGTCGATCCCGGACAGACCGGGGGGCTCGCCATCGTGCAGAACGGTCGGTTGGTCAAGGGCACGCGGATGCCCGTGGTTGAGCTGCGCGGCAAGAAGCAGGTCGATGCCCGGGCGGTCGTCGAGTGGTGGGGCGACTGCCTGGTGCCGTTCGATGTCGCTGTGATCGAGGCGGTGCACGCGATGCCAAAGCAGGGCGTCAGCTCGAGCTTCCAGTTCGGGCGGATGCTGGGCGGCATCGAGAGCTTGGTGTTCAGCGTCGGCGCTCCGGTGCACTACGTCACGCCTGCCGTTTGGAAGAAGGCGATGGGCCTGAACCGGGACAAGCAGGCCAGCATCGACGCCGCCAAGATCCGGTTCGGTGCAGGCGTCGATCAGCTGCTGAAGCGCAAGGCCGACGACGGGGTTGCCGAGGCGGCCCTGATTGCGGCATACTGGGCAGAACTGTAAAGAGGAGGCCGCCTGCTGATGGCTGCAAAGAAGGGTACGATCCCGCCCAACGCCGGGCAGGGCAGGCGGCGCGGATCAAAGAACAAGACGACGGTCCTGCTCAAGGAGGCAATCGAGGAGAGCTTCGCCAACGTGGGCGGTGCCGAGTACCTGACGCTGATGGCGACGGTCGAGCCGAGGGCGTACCTGACGCTGTTGGCAAAGGTGCTGCCATCGAAGATCGAGGCAGACATCAACGTCTTCCAAGGGACACAGCTGGTCGAGAGGTTGCAGCAGGGGCGCACGCTGGCGTCGAAGCTGCTGGGGGATAGCCATGACGAACACCGCGTACACTAGCAAGCCACATTGCTGGGGCTCGGCTCTGCCGGGTCAGGGCTCAGAACAAATCTGCACCAGCTGCGGGGCGCGCCAGTCAGCAGCACCAGAGCAGTGCCCGGGAGGTCACCCTGCGGCGATCACCGAGACGGTGCACGATTATGACCCGCTTGCATAACACCATCACCCTCGACGTCCCTGAGATCGACGAGGGCGTCATGAGGATCGAGACAAACGACGGTGGCGGCCATCCGGTACTTTTGTTTGAGCCAGCTGACGCGGACTACTTGCTGGTCTTCAACTGGGGCACAGGTCGATACGAGCCACCCGTGGAGGTAATCACCCAATGGCCGACCTAGCCACCGCCAACAAGCAGATCGCAGACGAGATGGCGGCCTGCTACGCCGATCCGCTGCGTCATGTGCTGATCAGCTACCCGTGGGGCACCGGCCAGCTCAAGGGCAGGGCTGGACCGCAGGACTGGCAACAGCAGCTGCTGACCGAGGTCGGGAACGAGGTGCTGGCGCGCGGCTTCGATGGCATGAGCCCGGTCGCTCCGCTGCAGTTCAGCACCGCCTCAGGTCACGGCATCGGCAAGTCTGCCATCGTGGCGTGGCTGATCCGGTGGATCATGGACACCCGGCCGTTCGCCAAGGGCGTGGTCACAGCCAACACCGGCGAGCAGCTGCGAACCAAGACGTGGTCGGAGCTGGCCAAGTGGCACGGCATGGGGCTGACGCATCACTGGTACGAGCTCAACAGCGGCAGCGGGTCGCTGAACATGTACCACAAAGACTTCCGCGAGACGTGGCGCGTCGACGCCCTGACCAGCCGTGAGGAGAACAGCGAGGCCTTCGCCGGGCTGCACGCTGCCAACAGCACGCCGTTCTACATCTTCGACGAGGCGTCGGCCGTGCCCGACCGGATCTACGAGGTGCGAGAGGGCGGCCTGACCGACGGCGAGCCCATGACGTTCGACTTCGGAAACCCGACGCGGAACAGCGGCCGCTTCTACCAGAACATGCTCGGCAGGTTTCGCAACAACTACATCCGGCGGTTCATCGACAGCCGAACCGTCGAGCAGACCAACAAGGAGCTATTCGATCAATGGGCAAAGGACTATGGCGAGGACAGCGACTTCTTCAAGGTGCGCGTCAGGGGCATGTTCCCGGATGCTGGATCTCTGCAGTTCATCAGCGTCGGAGACGTCGAGAAGTGCATCGAGCAAGAGGTGTTCGTCGGTCCCAGTGAGCCTCTGGTCATGGGTGTGGATGTCGCCCGGTTTGGTGACGACAGCAGCGTGATCTGGATGCGGCAGGGCCGGGACGCTGAGAGCCAAGGCATGTACGTCTATCAGCAGATCGACACCATGACGCTGGCAGCTGAGGTCTCACGCATCGCCAACGAGAAGAACCCGGACGCGATCATGGTCGACGGTGGCGGCGTGGGTGGACCGGTGGTTGATCGCCTGCGCCAGCTCGGTCACGATGTGATTGAGATTAACTTCGGGGCCAAGGCCACACAGCGCGGCTACGCAAACATGAGGGCCCAGATGTGGGGCAACATGCGCGACGCCATCAAGGTAGGCATCAGGCTGCCTGATGACGAGGATCTCAAGACGGACCTGACCGGCGTCGAGTACGG